TCGGCTATCGCTGGCTCAATCACAAGCCCAACAAGGAGGACGTATTCGTCCAGCCGGACAACAGCACGCCGGTTGAGCGTGTGTCGATGGCTTCCGGGCAGAATATCGAAGACCTTTGGTACCCGTGGGACTTTCTCCACTTCCGGCGCATGTTCCGTATGCGCATGAGTGAGCACGGCGAGCCGATTTTCGCCGAAGCTGACGGCATCTACAAGAAGCTGCGTCTGGCCATCGACCAGATGGTGGTGTGCCGCGCTCAGGTACAGCCCGACCGCTACGCTGTGTCCATTGACGTGCAGGAGCAGCCGCCTATCGAGCAGATGAAAACGGTGCAACGCTGGCGGCAGACACTCCGCAGCAAGCTGGCCTTCGGACAGGTGGGCCTCCAGAACGACCTGAACAGCGCGAGCGACTTCACGGCCTACTACAACGCGCTGGCGCTGGACACGATGATCTACATTGCCCAACCCAAGGGCTTCAACAACGTCATCACCAAGCTGCCCGGCACCGTGGATGTGCCCGATGTATACGACATCGAGTTGTTGACCGACCTTTTCTATTCGATCATCGGAATGCCGAAGGCGTGGTTCTCCGGCGGCCAAGGCAGCGGTGGTGGCGGTGAGATGCCCTCTGGCCGGGCGTTGCTCGCACAGGACATCCGGTTCCTGCGCAAGATCAAATCCATCCGCAAGCCCCTCATCAACGTCTATCAGTGGTTGGGGTATTTTCACGCCGTGCTGAAAGGCAAGGACGTGGAGAAGCTGGACATCAAGTGCATGATGCCGCAGATCGGCTCGCTTGAAGAACAGTTGAAGCTGGAGATGCTGGGCATTCAGGCTGACGTGCTTCAGAAGTTGGGCGACGTGATGGAGCAGTATTCGCTGCCCAAGGAGGCGTGGATCGACACCGTGTTCAAGCGCTACATGCACCTGCCGGACGAAGTGGTGTCGGTCTTCATGACCGCGCTGCCCTCTGAGATCGAGCAGGAGCAGGATAAATCCGAGAGCAAGATCAGGCGAGCCGCGCCGTCCACGCTGAAGCTCATCAACGAAATCCACGAGAAGATTTCCAAGACGCCCGGAGCCAGTGACGCCATCCGCATGTTGAAGGAGGTTGTGTACAAAGAGAAGTTGCTGGATCGCCCGTTCGGCAAGTGGACGCGGGAACGGGTGCTGGAGCGCTCACCGATGAAGGAGAACGACGTGGTGATCTCCAGCTACGGCAAGCATCCGTTCGAGATGAAGCGCCGGGGCGTCTCCGAAAGCAAAACCACGGAAGGCAGCCAGACAGGTGTCATTCAGGCCAAGGTCGACAACCGATCCAAGACATGGGATGACGACGGAGCCACCCCGCCGATCAGTGAATCAGCCAACGGCAACGGTGAAGGTGGTGTGGGCAGTCCGTCGCCATACCGTAAATGGATGGGCTAATGTCGCTGCGCATCACAGATTTTGACGGCGTAAACCTGCTGGAGCAACCGCCAGAGGAAGTCAGTATTGTCGCGACAGCGGTGGTGGGCGGGCGGGCCACGGTGCAATGCCTTATTATCGAGGAAGGCACCCTTCCCTACGATTACGTCACGGGCACGGTCTTCTGGGATGACGGATCGCGGCCAGTTGTTTACAACGGCACCACATCCGGCACCCTGACCATCGACACGTTCCGCAACCTCCAGCCCGGCGACTACGTTGTCCGGGTCGAGGCCCACAACTACGACACCATTCCGCCGGATTGCGGCAGGCCGTACTGGAACACGGTCAGCGTCAATTTTGCCTTCGAGGTCAGGCCGCTCAATCAGGAACCGGTCAAGACGCCGATCATCTTCGGGCCGATCTTGCCGAAGGACGCCGGGTATCCCAACGCCGACCAGTGGCTTTGGAATCGCGGCGAGGACATCGAAATTCTGGCGTCGTCGGTGAAGATGCTGCTTACCACATCCAAGGGTGAGCGGATGATGCAGCCGGAGTACGGAACCAATCTGCGCTTGATTCTGTTTGAACTTCAGACCACGGGCATTGAAGGCTTGGTGCAACAGGAGATTGTTGATGCTCTGACTCGGTGGGAGCCTCGCGTCATTTTGCAGTTCTTAACAGTTGAAAGAACTGGTGAACGCGAAGTCACTGTCAGTGCAACTTTTGTCAGCAAGCTCAACCAACGGGATTTCAACATCCCGATGGTCTTCAGTCCGTGAACAAACCTGAACAAACCACCTACGACCGCCGCGCTTTTGTCGACCGCTTCATGAAGGACGGCGGGCTGACCTACAGTCAGGCGTGCCGGATGTACGATGTGATGTGCCGGGTGTTCGAGGAAGCCATCATCACAGGCAACAAAGCGACCATTGGGCGCGTCGGAGCCATCGTGCCTTGCTGGCGTCCGCCCCGTGATATTCAGATGCACTTTCGCAAGAAGGGCAAGCAGGTGGAGAAGGGAGTTCACCGCACTTTTTTCATGGACGGGCGATTCGATTTCAAGTTTCGGCTCTACCGGCGCTTCTTGGAAACGCGCCAGTTAAAGTGGTTGCTCGATATGCCGGTGGACAGAGGTAGTTAAGACGTATGGCCATCAAACCGATTGACCTGCCAGCAGCGGCGGGAATTGATTACAGCGGCGGCGATGTGCGGCACTTCGCGCAGGGCGACGCCGTGAACGTGCCGGGCTTGAGCAACCCAACCCGCAATCTGGCGGAGCGCGACAACCTGCTCGCGGAAAAAGTCAATGAGGTCGTCAGTGTTGTAAACAATCAGGAACAGTTTGTCCCGCTGCCGGTGGTGCGCACCACGGTTCCGCCCAGTGAGGAAATCATCGTCACCAATTACCGCATTCCTGCCGGGTTTGAATCCAGAGTCTTGAACGCGGTGGTCAGCGCCTCTCCTTCCACCACGGATGCCGAGGTCAACGTCTACTACTCGAACTCCTACGGCGGTTCGACCGGCACGGCGGTTGTGACGGCCACGCCCGGCAGTGAGTTCACGGGCGACGTTAATTTCTACCAGACCGGCGAGTTCATCATTACGCTCAAAAACACGGGCGCGGCCACGCTCGAAATTTCCTCCAGTGTTTTGCTGACCATGCGCCCGTTGGGCGCGGAAGGCACGCTCTTGGTGGGCAGTGTGGTTGCCGGGCCGAAAGGCCAGCCCGGAATGCGCGGCGGCCCCGGCCCTCCGGGGACACCCGGAACCGGTGGTGCCGGATCACCCGGCATGGTCTGGAAGGGTGCGTGGACAGTGGGCAATCCGTACACGGTCAACGATGTGGTCAACTACCAGTACAGTGGCACCTACGGCTCTTGGATTTGCCGGGCTGCCAATGTCGCGGCGCTGGGTGTCAATGACCCGCAGGTGGATGCGGTGACGTGGAATTACGTCGCCTACGGCATCTTCGCGCAGGGATCACAGGGGCCGATTGGCCCAGCGGGCGGCGAGCCGGTCTTTGCGGACAACATCGTCACCGGTTACATCGTCACGGGAGCCAGTTACGGCACGAGCGCCTACAGTGCGGACTACACGGCGGGCGTCATCAGCCAGCCCAACACCCAGTATCCGATTGCGGCGCGGGAAACGTGCGTGTTCGATTCGACCGGTACCAATGGCTTGTGCCATCTGCACGCGGCGTATCAATCACGCTTCAGTGGCAGCATCGCCGTTTATCTGCCGACTTCAGCGATAACGACCGGCGATGGCGCGGTCACCTACAACACGACTTCCATTCATCTGCACGTCATGGTGGCGGGCACGACGGTCACGTTTGGAACGGCGACCAATTCAGCGGTGGGTGATCCCGTGACCGGCACGTACGGTGGAACGTATACAAAGTTGTTTGAGCAGCACGACTATGGTTACGGGTGGGGTGTCACGGTGCTTGCACCTGACCCGCTGCCGGTGTCGATGATCCTGTCGGGCGTTCAGACCTCTCCTTAATCAACCTTTGATAGCTGGGCAGCGGGCAGTCGGGCCAGTACTGTTTGATGGCGGCGATGAGTTTGTCGGCGGTGAGGACTAGCGCCTCGTCGTACAGGTTACTCCCGGTCAGGCGCACCAGTTCCAGATCAAATTCAGCGATGGAGCGCCAGTCCTTGTAGCCGCTCTGTTCGGCGTTGTGAACAAGCTGGCCCTGTGTCTCGCGCAGGCAGTGAACCAGATTGGGCCAGACTTTGAGCGCGTGCTCGAACAACCGGCGCATCGCGTTCTTTTCCTCCGGCTTCCACTCGTGGGCGTCCCTGACCGCTTGGCACAAAGTAGTGTTCACGGCGGCCCCGGAGGATAGTAGTAGCCGTTGACCCAGACGGGATCGTTTACAATGTTCACGTGGCTCGCGGACTGGTTGAAGTCTGGGTCGGAAAAAATCCAGCTTCCGTCCTCGTCATTAGCTTGGAACAGGCACCAGTTGGTATAGGTGTCACCCGCTGGATTTGTCCATTTCCCACGCACGGTGGCTGCAATGATAGAACTGTCACTCCCAACACTGACTTGGATCGTCAACTTGTTGGGTGACGTGTACTGATAGGTGCC